TCCGTTGGTCACGCTCAATGGGTTACTGCCAAGCGTGGCATAGTTGGTGGATAGAGCGTTGGTGTAATCGCTTGTGGTGGTTTTAACTGGCGTGGTGTTAAACAGCGTCTGGCCAACAATGCGGTAAAGGTTGGTGTGTGTGCCGACAAGGTAGTATGTTGTGCTGTTGAAAATATAACTATACACATTGCGAACAGCGCCTTGGATTGAGAAGTTACCAAGTGTGTTAAGTGTTGTCCAGCCGCCTATTTTCTCAGGCACGCCATCCACAAACCTCACCTTGTCAGCCGCAACATAATGCTGCGTGTTTTGCGGAGTGCTGTCCGTTGAAGGAGCAACACCCGGTAAAACGCTGATGGGTTTTAGTTCGTAGGTCATTAAACCCCCACATAAATGATATAGTTAAGCACAATGGTCGGCTGTACGTTTTGGCTGGTGCCTGTACCTGTGTTTTGAATGGTAATGCCAGTTGTTGATGAGCCAGTATTAAATGTCGTTGGTGTCAGTGGCCCGTTGTCTGAACCTACATTGAACGAACCTCCTACCATATTAATTGGTGTTCTTGCGGGAACTGTGTGTGTGTGTCCTGGGTCAGTAACAGTGTGGGTATGCTGGTGCATTGCTTCATTACCACCCCAAGCACCCAGCGTTGTGCCTGTAATGCCAGATACGCCAGCGGTAATGCGGTTAGCAGCTGTGCCACCCATGTCGTCTAAGCCAAATACTGTGCGGCTACGCACATCAGGAAGCTGAATTGTTTTGTTTGCGGCAAAGTCTGCTGCGGCAGAAGCCCCACGGCCACCACTTACAGGAAGCTGGGTGTCAGCAAATTGGCTCCACAAATGCTCAAACAACGGCTGAGTATCTGCGTTTGCTCGCTCAGTTGCTCCTGAGGTCGAACTACCTATAGTGCGCCCACTGCCTAAAACCCACCCGCTAGGGGCTGAGGAACCAAAATATACCATACCCGCGCCTGTAGGTAGTGCCAGCCCAGTAGACAGTTTAATTGCTGTGACCGCACCATCTGTAATGCCAGAAGTATTTACAGTGCCGAAACCTAATGTGCTTCCACTACGACGCAAAACCTCTCCATCTGTTCCTGCAACAATATCTGCTGGGTCGCCTGTTGTGTTAGCAGAACGGCCTATAACACTAAGCCCAGCACTATCTCTAAGCTTAACATTTGTAATGCTGTTGTCAGCTACGACGCCAGAAATAGCAGTATCGTAAATCTGGTTTACTGCATCAATTAAATAGTTTATGTCTCCGTCTACCTTAATGCTGCTTATTGGGCGTCTAGGCGTCGCAGTAGAGTCGTCGTTGTATTTGGTTCTGTTAGGAAGCCCAGCTTCACCAGAATAACTAGCAGAGGGGCGCCTAAAAAATTGTGTAGTCATGTCTTATCTTTCATATTGGCCGTAGCAAGTTAAAGACGTAATCTCAAAGGGGCCTACTGTCGTTTCACCACGAACTACAAAGCTCATTGTTTGTGCAATAAACTTATCACGTATGCGTGGAATTACGGTTTCAGGTTCATCCCACAACGCTTCGTCCCACAAACCCTCATTCCAAAAACCTATTACGGGCGAGGTGGAAAGGGCGTTTGACGCCACAGCACCTAAACTATTATTTTTTAATCTTATAATTTCAAACTCAAGCTGAGCGCTGTCGTTGTGGATAATTTCAAAGGCGTGATTAGCCCAGCGGCGTTGACCGCCAGCCCAAGGAGTCCACCAGTTCCATTTAATTGGTTCTCCTCTGTCGCTGTAGGCAAGCGTTGTGGTGTTTGTGCCGTCGGCATAGCGAATAAGCTGCTGGCCAAAAGCCATTAAAAGGCGCTTACCGCTGCTGTCTGTTACAAAAGCTGTGCAGTCTTTGAAGTCACCAGTAAACTCTACCCAGCCACGAGATTCCTCACGCACCTGATAAACAAGAGTTTTGTTGAGGAACTTGAACCCGTAAATCCCCTGCTTTGGGTAAAAGAAGCTGCGGCAGCTTCGGTAGGTGTCAGCATCGCTAAGGATACTTTCAACCTCTTTAGTAACAGTCGTATCAATCGCAGAACCTAAATCTTGTCCAGCTTCAAGTACGCCGCTTTGAACAGCCAAGCTGGCTGTACGAAGGCCGTAGGGCGTCATAAAAGCAAGCTCGTTAGGAAGGCGTTGCATTAGTTTAGGGTGAACTAAGCCTACAGGGAAGGTGTTGGCATAGCCGAACTTTTCTGTGTCTGATGGGTCGGCGCCCGCCCAGAACTGAATATGGTAACGCCCTAAGAACACCATAAACTCGCGGTATTCACTTATGGCGGTAATCTCGTCAACTGTGTTCATCGTGTTGGAAACATCAATAAATGACATTTGCATTGTCACAGGGCTGAACCAAGAGTTAATGACGTTGAGGTCATTCGTATAGTAAACATACCCGCGTTTAGTGTTGTCTTTGAACTCCGTAGGATGCGTTTCTCCTGCTGGGATGGCCCAGAGTCTACCTTGACCACTAAAAACGTAAGAAAACGCCTCTGGCACGCGCTCAAAAGCTATCTCTGTGATGGTTACAGACACGGCAGGTAGGATAGAAGCAGCAAAGGTAATTCTTACTGCGCCACCCGTAAGGTAGGTCGAGGAAACAGTCGTGGAGCGCTGAATACCTGCAATCGTGTAAGTTATAGCTCCTGTTGCTGGGGTGGTTGGCGTTCCGCTTACAGCGTAGGTAAAGGTTGATACACCAGTGCTAGTGATTTGGAAGGTTCCATTGTACTCAGGTTCTGCTGTGCCAGCAATGGTTACGTAATCGCCTGTTTGCAGGTTGTTGTCAGCTGTAGTCGTTACAGTGGCCGTAGACCCAGAACGAGTGATGCCACTAACAGCTAAACCAGTACCACTAAAAGTTACTTTAACTTTGCGTCCACTTGGGTAGTTAACAGCACCAAGCTCGCCTGTTACAATGCTGGCTTGTGTAGCGGAAACCCAAGTTTCGCTTGCGCCTGTGTCAGCTACAAACTCAGCCATCGTCGTGATGCTTGTGCCGTCCCAAATCATATTCGGGTCAACGCCATTCACAATCACGAGCTTAGGCATACCGCCTTCGTTGTGGTAGTCCCAGAAGTAGTACCCAGCTGGGTCTAAGCCAGTTCTGACATCCGTAAATGAATCAAGAGTTTCGTCGTAGAGCTTAATCTTGCCGTTGTCTGTAATAACGAGCAGCTGTGACGTACCGTCCGACTTAACATACGGAATAATATCCATAATATCGCCGTCGCCTGTCGGACTGCCTAGCTCTAGGGTTCCGTGGCGAATAGCGAGTGTACCGCCCTTGGTAGGCAGCAGGTTCGTAATGTTCTGAGCAAAACTTGCATTCATCTCCTGCGGAGCAGTAGACGTGTTCATCAGCCGCTGGGCGGCGGGGAACTTAATGCTGTTGTAGGTTGCCTGACGCATTAGAACTCGGACATTTGCACTCGTTGAGGCTCGCGAGCAGCGCTTTCGCGCATTTCGAGCATAAAGTTGTCGCGGAGCTGTGTCTTACGAGCGTTGGCAATCTGAATCAAGCCGTCATTACCAAAACCACGCTCATAGGTCATACCTTCAATCAAGGCGCCCCAGATGAGCTGCTCGTGGTGGTGAGGAGGAATCTTGATGTCTGCTTCAGCGCTGGTAAGCGTCAGCTCTTGCGGCTGTCTGATAGCCACTATACTGAGCGTGCAATCGTTTTTAGGGTGTGTCTTGATGCTGGTGTCAGCTTCGGTGTAAAAACGTGCAGGATTGCCTGTACGCTCAAGCGTAGGGTCTATGTCTAAGATGTATCCGATGTCGGATTGCTTCAAAACACGCTTATTAGCAGTATCGACAACTTTGATAAGGCGTTTTGGGTAGAAGGGGAGGGCGCCAGAGCCGTTGGTGATAGCAACAGAGCTGGTTTCGTAGAGGCGAATCCAAGAATAGGTAGCGGCTACGTTGTAGGCTTCTTTGTAAGCATTATTAATCCATCCGAGGGCTTTGTTCTGCAAATCAGTATCGGGGGCGTTCTCGTTCAAGCAGAGGTCGATTACCCGCTGAACTATTGTTGCTACGTCCATTATAAAGCCTGACTTAGTTAAAATTAGTGGGGCTATAAAGCCGCCCCAAGGCTACCAGACTAGAACAGCGGGCTGGTGAACGCTTGCACGATAACTTGGTCGGTTGCGGCCAAGCCAGTATCGGCGATAGTCACGTTAGTGCCGCTAAAGGTCACTGCGCCCTGAGGCACGCGAACCACGTTAGAGGCATTACGGATTTGTACGATGGCGAAGTCAATCGGGCCAGTCAGCATGTTAGCAAAGCTAACGGTCATGCTGTTGGCAGTATCTTCTTCGGTCGATGGGTTTACTACAGCCGTAGCGAATTGAGCTTCGCCGTAGGCCTGAGCAGCAACAGCAGCAGCAGTGGTGCTGGCCGTTACACGACGCATGATTTGGTTGGTAGACATATTAGTATTCCTTTATTACGGACGGACTACAGCAGTGCAGCGAACTTGGTCGCTAATTGCCAAAGTGCCGCTCGTCATGTTGCTTGAGTTTACAGACATAACGCCAGAAACGGCATCATAGCTGTAACGGAGAGGCTTCGGCCCTGCGCCAGCAATGTCATAGGTTACGCAGCTAGGCGTACCGATAACAGTGCGAGGTTGGGGGATTTGAAGGGTGAGGCTCGTCGCCACGCTCGAAGAAACCTGAACGGTTGCCACAGTTGCGCCAATCCCTACAATCATAGGGGCTTCAGCAGCAACGGTTGTAGCGCTCGTTAAGGCTTGGGCTTGGGCGCTTGCGACACCCAAACCCATTGCACCAGCCACGAGTAAACCGAGGAGTTTATTCATGGTTTATTCTCCCTTAGTCAGCAACAGCTGCGGTGAATACGTGAACAGTCGAGAAGTTCGTGCTGTTAAACACGTTACGCTTCTCGCCGCGTACTTCAGCCACGCCGAGGCCCCAAGTGTTGCCATAGTCGTCTTCTTTGCGGACTTGGAAGTCAGGACGCTGACGGTAAACTGCGGTAGCAGCTTGTGCGCCGAGCAGAACAGCTTGACCAACGTCGATGCTACCAGCGCCAACACCAGTCAGCACAGGCACTTCAGGCACGCTGAAGATGTCTACGCCGTGTACGCTGCCCTTATAGAAGGCACCACGGAACAAGCCCGCGTTGTCGTCTTGGGTTTTCCAGAAACGGGTGTTGCGGAAGGTTGCGTCTTGTTCGAGGTCGCGTGCTTGACGTGGGTTTACCAACATAACCAAACCTTCGCTTGGAGCGCCGTTCAGCATCGAATACTTAGCTGGGCGGATTGGGTTAGTACCAGACAAGGCAAGGTCGCGGGCAACACGGATGGTTTCCAGCGTCATCTTGTCGTTTACGGCGTCGATGTTGCCCAAAGCAGTGCTTTCGGTGGCGTTGTAGTTAGCAGCGCTAATACCGTACAAAGCACGTTGGTTGGTACGGCCAGTGGTACGAGCCACAGGGTACACAGTTGCGTTAGCCAGTTGGCTTGCGTTGATTGGAGTACCAGTCAAGGCGTACAGAATGTCGTCGCGGATGGTTTCTTTCAACCAGTCGCTCAGAGCAGTGCGAGCTTCCATAGCGAGGTCTAAACGGGTGTTCTCGCTAGAGATGTACCAGTCGTCCATACGCACGGCGTTACGCACCATACGCACAGCAACTTCATCAACATACACGTTGAGGGGTTGTTCGTTACCAGTCAGCTGGCCTTCACCGAACACACCGCCAGCGATTTTGCCGCGCAGGTGGTACTTGAAGGTGTCGCCTTTTTCACCGCTTTTATCCATGATTTGGATGATAGCGTCTTGGCCGCTGCCCATCAGGAAGCTGAGGGTGTTGCCGCGGAGGTACTCTTGGAATACCTCGTTGCCCCAGTTTTTGACGGTAGCTGCATGATTTGCGCCGAATGAGGCAGTCATGTTTAATTACCTTTGTTTTGATTATCGACCAAAGATGTCTTTAATGCTCTTATAGTCGTTTGGTTTAGATTCAGTTGTTGGGGTAGACCCGCCTACCAATCTAGGCTTGCCCGATGCCGTACCAATCTCAGTTTGGACTTCTTGCTTCAACTCAGCCATAATCTCCTGTTTCAGCTTCTCGCGGAGTTCTTGTTCATAGGTTTTTACGCCTTTGGACTTGATTTCCTTCGATAAGCGGAACTCCTCTAGCTTCTCTTTACCCACTTTAAGGGCATAAGCAGCCACGTTGCCTTCCCCAGAAGTCGCACGGCGATACATCTCGTCGCGGTGTTCGGGGTCGTCGTAGGCTAAAGCATTAAAAGCAGCCATAAACTCCTGCAATTCGTCTTGGGTGTGCCCAAGTTCCTTGAAGGCAGCCTCTACTCCAGCAATCTGAGCGTTAAAGGCTTGGTTTACAACAGCTACAGGGTTGTTGAGTTCTTGCTCAACAGGTAAACCTTTCAGAACCTTCTCAAAGACTTCCTTACCGCCAACAGTATCGGCAATATCTTCGTCTGAAAGACCTTTTTCTTTAAGGTTTTTGATGATTTGCAAGGTTGCTTGGCGCTGTGCGTTGCCCCATTTCTGGGTATCTTCTAGGCGCTTTTGCAGCTTCGCAAGGGCTTCGTCTGTTTTAGGCTGCTCCGAGGCTTTCGCTTCTGGTTCAGCTGTTTCAGTCGTCTGTTCCTCAGTGTTAGTAGTAGCAACAACTTCTTTCGCTTTGGGTTCCTCAGCGTTTTTAGGATTAAGGATTGCGTCCAGCGTCAGGGACGTGTCATTGGTTTCCACGTTGGATGTTTGGTCGGTCATATAGTCGTCCTTTCCGATGTCGGGGATGGATTAGAAGCCGCGATTGTAAAGTTCAGGTATCAAGTAAAACTTGACAACTGAGATTAGCCCTGCGGCGTTGGGGCCTGCCCTGCTTGTTCAGCTGAAGGCAAAACTTGTTCTTGAGGCTGTTGAGGGGCCATACGGGCACGCAACTCATTCGCCTTTTTAAGTAATTCGGTGGCTTGCTGGGTCGAGAAACCAGCTGCAATAAGCACTAAGGGCTCGTTGGGGTTTTGACCGTTCATAAGCATTTGGCTGAGGCGCTCCAGTGTTTCCCCGCTGATAGCTGCAACATCAAGGGTTTCCTTGACGTAAACGTCGAACATACCAGCACGAATGTCGTTGACCATCTTAGGCTCGCCGTTGGCGCCCATGACCATTTGGCCGTTGGCATCACGCAGAGGGGCGTTAAGGGCAATAGACTTGGTAAGACCGTCGTCATCGAGAATGGTGAGAACTTGCTCGTCCTTGAACACATACTGGATGTAGGCCATCAAAAGCTCACCGTAGCGCTTGGTAAAGAGCTTGAACTGGTCGAAGTTGGGGGCTTGCTGGCGCAAGGCGCTTTGCTGGCGCTTCTCAATGGCAACACCACTGGAGGCGTTGGTTTGCATACCAATCAGCTCATCATAGATACCCAAGGTGTCTTGGATTTCTCTGTCGGCTTGTTGCATAACGTCGAACTGGCCTTTGGCGAGGTCGGTCGTATTTTCTACGCGTAGTTCAGTGTTTTTGCGCTTGACAATAACTGCATCTGGGCGAGAAGCCTCTTTGCGTAAGTTTTCTATACTTTCGACAGCATCGGTATCCATAACAACACGGTTGGTGTTAAGGTGGTGCAGCATCTTGCTGCGGCGCTTGTTAAGCTCTTTCTGAGCATCCATAGCCCAGTAAACCAGACCAGTAGGTACATTATCGTGTGCAGTGCGGTCTAAGCACAGGATTTGCAGGTCAAAGTCTGTTTTATAGGTGACATCACTGGGCTTGTGCCAAAGCTCGATGTCGCCTGCAAACTGGCAGGTATAATAGCGGTCGGCGTACAGCTCGCGGTAGGTTAGTCCATAGAAACCTTGCTGACGCGCTTGGTCTTTGGTGATGCGGCCTTTGCGGGCTTCTTCTTTGTCAAAGGTGCGGATGAGTCGGCCTTGGGCGTCAACGTACTCGTAGGCTTCTTCTTTGACGCGGTATTCAATTTCGACCACAAGAATACGGCCACGGGTTTTATCAGAATAATTAACTTGATTGCTTTCATCAACATAGTCAACACCTTGGTTGTAAGCTTGGTTGTAGGGGAGCTGGGTCGGGTAGCGGTGCTCATCCGTCATACCAACCATATCCATCAAGGCTTGTTTCTTATTAGGATAGATGCCAATGAGTTCTTCAGCATTAAACCACTTCTTAAAGCCACGGAAAAAGCTGTCAGAGAGGTCTGGGGTTGTATCGCTGATGTCCCAGAACACGTCACGTGGGTCGCAGCGCCGAGTGGTAATCTCTTGGTCGTAAGCTTCAGTGATGTGAGCGCCAATGCCGCCAATAAGGGCGTCCTCAAAAGTGCGACTGCGCTGGAAGGCTACATTGCCTTTGTCTTGCACGTAAAGAGCAATTTGGCTCAGAGCGTCGGCTGTGTCAGCATCCTCTGGGCGGAAAGAGCGGGCACCATAGCCGATACGAGTACGGTTTACAACCTCTGTGCCACACAAACCTTTGATTCGGTTACGAATCTTGTTGATAACAACTGGTGTTTGACCACGATTCGTCAACTCAGATATTTCGTCTTGGGTCCATTGGTAGCTGTCGTAGAACTTACGGCATACCATCTCTCTGTCCAAGTAAGCACGGTACGTCGTTGACGTTACCGCTGCTTCAAAAAGCAGTTTTACTTGTTCGAGTTCTTTACGAGCCATTTAGTTTACTTTGTTGGCATCAAGAACTTGCAAGACATTAAGTGTCCAAGTCCCGCCAGAAGCAGCTACGTTTAAACGAACACCAGTAACAGGGCCAACAGGCATAGCGCCGTGTGTAGTAGCACTGTTAGTAGACAGGTTACTAAACCATACTGCGCTACCCGCATCAATTTCTGCGAAAGGGCTTGTCGTGTATTCAATTATAGCACTTGAGGGGCTGCCAGCAGCTGTAACCACAGCTTGAACGGAAACTTGAGAGGCTACGTCAACTTTTACGAAGTTAGTCGCGAAGTTAGCGTTGGTAACGCTAGGTCTAATTTGGTATTGTGGTTGGAATGCGGCCATTATAATATCCACGGTGATTTAGGGTTGGATTCATTGAAGAAAACGTAATCATTACGCTTTTCAAGGGGTTTTTGCTTGGCGAAAGGAAGGCCAGACATGATGCCATAACGCATAGCATCAAGCAAGTGGTCGTTTTTCTTAGAAATCTTGCCTTTTTCGTCCCGCGCGTAGAGGCGATACTCGGCTAACAGGTCTTGGCAGGTCGAAAACACCTTCAAACGGCCAGAAGCAAGGCGTTGGTACACTTCCATGATGCCTGCCTCGACGGAGTTATCAGCTTTGGTGAGGTTCAAACCGTCCAAAGTGTACATATCCATCAGGCTTTCACCATCTTTCTGGCTGCTTGCCTGCCCAGCAGGGTCGCAGAACCCGCCCATCCACGTTGCGCCCTTACGTTTGAGCACAGATGAGTGGTAGAAAATCTCTTTTTCGCCCTGCTTGTATGTGTCATACACGTAAACGGTATCAGTATCTGGGTCTAAGGCAAGGAAAACAGCGGCAGTATTCTTCCACCCAAAGTCCATACCATAGCAAAAGCGCCAAGAATCAGGGATTTTGAAGGGGTCAACCACAAAATCGGACTCAGGCGTTACGTAAACCCGTCCTGCACCAATCGCAGGGATGCCCTTCTCACGGGCCTCAATCTCGTGAGGCATCATACCAGAGAGAAGGTTCGTTTTTTCTTCCTCAGACAGGTGGAGGGCATCTTGCCAGCCCATCTGTGTGTAGTGGAAGGCGCCAGTTTTGTCTTGCAGGAACTTCAGGCAGACATCGGTCATACCCATCAGCGGCGTCATTGTAAGAATCAAGCGCCCATTTATGTGGGAACCTGCAAGGCGCATGGCGCACTCGTTATAAATATCTTGAGGAGGCTCCTCATCCAAGTGAATCCAGTGTTTAGCTGTCCCTTGGAACTTGGCTCGGCCTTGCTCGTATGTCTTGAAACCTAGAGAGCTAACCCCACCCGACACATGGCGAACCTTAACCACGTCAACCGCGTCGTTTGCCCCACCACGCGCACGAGAAATCTCAAGAATGGCGTCTTTGGGGGTAGTCCCGCAGCCGAAGGCCAATCTTCCGCCTTGAGTGTTGGGGTCTTGAATCGTAATATCACCTAAGTACGTGTACTGGAGGGCATCACGGGTGCTTTGGGTGGTGTTCGAGGCTGCCCAAGCATCAATCGGGTGGTCAAACCGCCAGCCCTTCCACCAGTCTGGATATCTGCCCGTCAGGTGGTAAGCTGTTTCTACAGACCCAGTGTAAGTCTTACCGCAGCGGTTCCCTGCTAGGAACAACCTCTGCTTGTTCTCCTTCCCCGCGTTCAGAAAGTCCAGCTGCTTCGGGTAGGGTTTGTAGTGCAGTGACTGATTCGTCACTTTCTGGGCTGACATCTCTTGCAGCCGACCCATCAATGACTGAAGCTGCTCGTCCGACAATTTGCTCAACGAGCCCTTTATCAGCGACGATGAGATTTGCGAGTTGGTCAAGAAGTTCGTTCCGATTTTCAATAATAGGCTGTTTGTACTCAGAGCCGCCTAAAGCAATATTAGCGTCTTGAAGGATTTTAGCGCCTAAGCTCGCCTGAGTTGCAAAGGCTTTAGGGCTGTCGCGGAAGTCCGCAGAGAGAAACTCTTTAACTTTACCAGCAGCAAGGGGTAAGCAATCCGCATACTCCATAGCCGCCTTACGAGAATAAACTTTGACAAGCTCGGCTTGAACATCATCTCGGTCTTTGTAGCGGTTAGCCACACGAGCTGCCCAGTTGCTGTCGTAATCGCCCTTGTCTGGCTGTGCCCCACTTTCGAGCAGAGCCTTAGTTGCGTTGCCTGATTCAGCGTAAACCAGAGCAAACTTCTTAGGGTCAAAACCTCTAACGGGCATATTGCTCTTTGAGGCTTACCAGCACCTGACCACGGTAAGGGCTACCTAGGGGGAACTCAGTAATCAGAATTGCCTCAACCGTTGGGTTGTACTTGGCCTTATCAGAAGGAAGCAGAGCAAAGCCCTTAACCTCAATGCCCTTATGCAGCATCTTGACCATATCAGCAACAATCTTGTCAGGCATCACATCTGCAAAGACATCCTGCGGAGCAACAGGCTTGGCTTCCACATCTGCAACAACAGGAGCCTCAACACCAGCCTCGACTTGCTTTGCTGCAAGTTTCTCTTGCCGCGCTTTGCCCTTACGGGCTTCAAACTTACTCACATAATAACCCTTTGCTTGGATTAACAACACAATATCGAAGCCATAGTCCTTCAAGAAAGTCTTACGACGCATATAGCGCTTCTGGCGGTGATAAATCTTTTTAGGTCTACCGACAGTCTTCAGCTTACGTTTCATCACAAACGTCTTACCAGTACCAATCTTGGGACTCGGAGCTACCATGCAGGGAGTATACCACAGGTATAAGCCTGTTGTCAAGTGGCAAACTAAAATATTTTTCAGAGCAGCGACTAGAGGCTAAAGCCTATCCTCAGTAACCTTACAAGAACCTTACAGATATG